TGATCGCCAGCTATGCCGCTGCGCCTACCGACTCGGTGGACCTCGACAAGCTAGCCAGGAACCTGCTGCCCTGGGCCCAGCCATTGCTAGAGCCACGCCGGTACAAATGCTTATGGGGTGGCCGTGGCTCGGGTAAGTCCACCGCCGCGGCTGATGCGTTGCTCATTGAAGGGGCCCGGCGTAAGTGTCGGGTGCTATGCGCCAGGGAATTTCAGAATAGCTTGGCTGAGTCGGTGCATCAGCTATTGTGTGATCGCATCGAGGCGCTTGGCTTGCAGGACTGTTACCGCATCCTGGATAGCGAGATCCGGGGCCCCCGGGGTACTCAATTTTTCTTTAAGGGCCTACGCCATAATGTGCGATCCCTCAAGTCCATTGCAGGCATTACCCATGTTTGGGTAGAAGAGGCCCAGACCATCAGCCAGGAGTCTTGGGACATCCTAACGCCAACGGTACGGGCTTCGGGCTCTGAGATCTGGGTAACCTTCAACCCAGAGCAGGAGTCAGATACTATCTACCAACGCTTTGTCGTCAATGCTGAGGCCAGCGACTATGTTTGTCGGGTGAACTGGGACCAGAACCCTTACTTCACCCCAGAGCTAGAGGATGAGCGTCAGCGGATGCTGCGCACCGACCCAGACCGTTATGACAACATCTGGGAAGGCAACCCGATCCGGTTCAGCAAGGCCCAGGTATTCCATGGCAAGTGGGTGGTGGATGAATTTGAGCCTGGCGATGACTGGCAGGGGCCATACTTTGGCGCTGACTGGGGGTTTGGGCCAGATCCAACAGCGGCGATCAAGTGTTGGATCCATGAACGCCAGCTTTATATTGAACGCGAAAGCTATGCCTATGACCTGGCGCTGGATGAAATTGCTACCATCTGGAAGGTTGACATTCCAGGCATTGCTACCTATCCAGTGCGGGCTGACAACTCCAGACCGGAGACCATCAAGCATGTCCGGGGCAAGGGCATCGCTGGCCTGATAGCGGCTGACAAATGGCCCAATAGCATCAAAGACGGCATCGAATACCTACGCAGCTTCGACAAGATCATCATTCACCCACGCTGCAAAAACCTTAAATTTGAGGCGATGAACTATAAGCGCAAGGTGGACCCCCATACCCAGGATGTACTACCCATCATCATTGACAAGCACCAGCACCTATGGGACTCGTTGCGATATGCGCTGGATGCATTGATCCAGAACCGTTCGACGCCCTTTGAGTACCGCACTGCCAAGGCAAAACGGGTGGCCAGCCCCAAGCTAGGGTACTAGGGCACTCTGTAAGTAGCACTGTGAGCGCCTATGTTGATCCGAATTGGCACCCCCATCGATCTAGCTGGATACCTGGGTCATATTGACCTGAAAGCAGCCAAGTCTGGCAGCAAGAAATGCAGCAAAGGCAAGGTTTGTGGTGCAACCTGCATTTCCAAAAACCGGGTATGCAAGATTGAGCTAGACGGGGCAACGAAAAATGCTAGCAAATGGCTGACCAGCCAGGATACGGGGAGCGATCAGCCTAAAAAGGAGAGGACTAAAAAGACAAAGAAAGAGCGAGAAAGAACTGCCGACGCCAAGCCAACACTCAAGGCAGTCGACTGGAATCCTGATGCCATTCCGGATCTAAGTGCCAAAGACTTTAGAGAACACATTCTGCGAAAACAGATACTTGCCAATCAGTCCAGTTCTGATGCTACATGGAATAAGGATCGAAAAGAGTCAGGGCTGTCAGTCAATGCGTACAAGATAGAGATAGCTAACGCCATTGAGGCTGGCTTTGTGCCGAGCGATAAGGCAATCGCTGATGCCAAGCTGACTAAAGCTCAGCTCGCAAAGGTCGAAGCCAACCGGAAGGAGCAAGCCTCTTGGAGCAATCAGATTGCCCGTATTGACAAAGCTATAAACGCTCCTATGGCTGACGATAAAGCGGATCGTGACTGGAAGCCCCAGATGAGCGACAAGGAAGCATCTGACTATCTTAAGGATAGTTATTTTGGTCAGATGGCTTGGTATCATGGCAATCACAAAGACGTCACTGATAGTATTGCCAGCGAAGGCGCAATGCCAGAGCGCAATAGCCGAGGCATTTACGGCCAGGGAGTTTATTTTGGGATTGACAGAAGAATAGGCGAGCAATATGCCGGAGCAGTTAACCCTGGATTAGATGTAGGCATTGTGACAGCCCATATTAGGGCAAAAAAACCTTACATCACTAATGCCAAAGACCTCGCAGACATGGGCAAAAATTTCCCAGGGGATCAAGACAATAATATTGATAGCGTGGCCCTTAATCAATTTTTGCGAGCCAAAGGTTACGACGCAGTTTATTTGCAAGACTTTGGCTATGGAGTTGCATTTGACACCAAGCAGGTCGTCACCGTCAGGAACGAGGATGCAGCTAAAGCCCGAGATAGAGTAAGGGAAGATAGCAGGCAGGTTGTCCAAGGGCTCAAGCCTCATGATGACGAGGAGAAGTGGGTCAAGGAGAACCCAAATGGCAGGCTATTAGGCCAGGTGAGCCAGAATGAAAAAGGTATAGACTATGTCGGTCAATGGCCGGAGGATGATGACTATGGACTATAGTTCCTTTCCAGGATGCAACCAATGCAAGCACCTGATTACTAACAAGCCTGGCATCTGGTCTTGCAAAGCCTTCCCAGATGGCATCCCCGGTCCGATCCTGATGGGCATAGCTGATCACCGTCAACCTTTTCCTGGCGACAATGGCATTCGTTTTGAGCCCCGCAGCAAATAACCACCATGGCCCTTCGCAAAAACTATCTAACCTCTAACCTGGTCCGGTTCGTCGATGATCCGTACCTATTCGCCTATGGCCGGTCCAATATTTTGGATCCAGGTGAATTTGATGATGTCATCAGAGATGAGTCGAGCCGGGCCTACCAGGCGGCCAATCGGTTCTACTATGAACTCAAGATCTACGAAGAACTAGAGCGCGATGCCCATGTCTTTGCTGTGCTGGAGTCCAGAAAGCTGGATGTGGTGCAACGGGAATGGATCATTGAGCCCGCTAGCCAGAGCGCCAAGGATAAGCGCAATGCCCAGATGGTAGAGGCCATGCTGCGCAACTTGGCGACCACCACGCCAGATGCAGAGAAGGACCAGGCGATCATCAGCACTGGCACCGGCTTCGACCAGGCCTGCCATGGCTTGCTCGATAGCTTGATGTATGGCGTCTCGATGGCTGAAATTATGTGGACTGGAGGCAAGGAGATCTACCCCCAAGACCTGCGCACCCGTCACCCACGACGCTTTGGCTTCACCCTGACCGAAGACGGCTGGGTGCCACGCCTGCGCACTCGAACCAATATGGCCATTGGCGAGCCGATCCCGCCTCGTAAATTTATCTTTCACCATCATCAGCTGCACTATGGGCCCTATGGCCGGGGGCTAGGCCATCGCCTATTCTGGCCAGTATTTTTTAAGCGCCAGGACATCAAATTCTGGCTAGTCTTTGTTGAAAAGTTTGCCTCGCCTACCACCATCGCCAAGTTCCCGGTTGGGGCCAGTGATGCTGAAAAAGATGCGGTCATGGCCGCCATCCAAAGCATTGCCTCGGAGACCGGCGTTGGCCTGCCCGAAGGCTATGAGCTGGACCTGCTAGAGGCCTCTCGCAGCAGTTCTGCCGATAGCTATGAAAAGCTTGCCAATTGGTGTGATGCGCAGATTAGTAAGGCTGTCCTGGGCCAGACAGGCACCACCGACCAATCAACGGGGGGCGGCAGCCGGGCCAGGGATGAGGTGGCCGCTAGCGTTAGCCTGAAGCGCACCAAAGCCGATGCCGATATGCTGGCTGGGGCGATCACCAATAGCTTGATCAAGTGGATCATTCGCCTTAATGCCGGGCCAGATGCAGCGGTACCCCGGCTATGGTGGAAATTCCCCGAGCTAGAGGTACAGGAAGACCTCAATGCTAGGGTGCAGCGGGATAGGACGCTCTATGATATGGGTTTTGTGGTCACTCGCGACTATGTGATCAAGACCTATGGCGTCGAACTACAGGACGAAAAGCCAGAAGGCCCTACCGCCGAATCCCAGCTAGATGCCTTGTTCGGTGGTGGTGAAGCGCCAGCCCCGACTGAGCCTGCGCCAGCCCCTGCACCTGAGGCAGAAGCACCCCCAACGCCAGAGCAGGCCCAGCAGGTGGAACAGGCCAACCAGGACGCGACTGACGAGGAAGCGCCAGAGGACTTGGCCGAACCTGATGATAGGCGCGACTCATCCGATGACTATGCCGATCAAGCCATCATCGAAATGCAGCCCATCCTGGCCGACTGGAGCCGGTTGATCAACGAAGCGGTGGATCAGTCCAATAGCTTCGAGGAGCTAGAGCAACGCCTGCTACAGCTGCAGGTGGACACTAGCCAGTTTGCCGAAATCCTGGGAGCTAGCATGGCCGCTGCTGAGGCCGCTGGCCGGTACGAGGTGATCGAAGAGGGTGAGCGGGATGGCTAAACCGACCTATCGACGGCTACCCTTTCGCAAGGCCCTGGACTGGCTAAAGGCTAAGCTACCCATCCCGACAGAGCGCTGGGATACGCTGGTCGATGGTGCCCAAGACTGGGCCTTTACCATCGCCGGGGTTACCCATGGCCAGCTATTGCAGGAAGCACTGGACCTGGTAACCAAGGCGGTAGACGATGGGCAGCTATACCGCGACTTTAAGCAACAATTTGCAGAAACCTTTATCAAGCGTGGCTTTAGCCCACTCAACGACTGGCGGATGCGCCTGATCTTGCTGCAAAATATGCGAAATGCCTATGGGGCAGGGCGCTACCAGCAGCAGCATGACCCCGAAACGGTCCTACGCCGTCCCTACCTGGTCTACCGCCATGATGACCCTATCACCCCCAGGCCTCACCATGTTGCGCTAGATGGCTTTGTGGCCAGAGCAGATGACCCGATCTGGAATACGCTGCACCCGCCCAATGGGTTTGGCTGTCGGTGTCGCACCTTTAGCCTAAATGAACGCCAGCTGCGCCAGGAAGGGATGAGCCTATCGGATCCATTGCCGACCATGGCTGTCAAGGACAAGCGTACTGGCCAGCAGTTTACCGCCCCAGTCGTCAAAGTAGGCGATAAGACGGTGCCAGTCATTGAGCCAGGGTTTAACTTTGCCCCAGGTAGCACCCAGGACCGGGCCAGGGCCATCCAGGACACCGTCAGCCGGATGCACCCAGGGCTAAGGGAGCGAGTGATGGGGATGCTCAGGCGGAGGGAGGGTTAGGGTTGGGGCTGGGTGGGGGGTCTGCGCCGAGGGCAGATCGCCCATTCCGACTCCTGGGCTTTTCTGTCGACCCATTGGGGACGGGATCAGGGAAGTCGCTTTTACCTAAATCGAAATCATCAAAGACGAACCGTTCATGCCGGATTCGTGGAGACCGCTTTTCCATTAGCTTTAGATTTCCTCTACTTCATATATAGTAATACCATTCTCAACCCGTTCGCCAACATATCGATAGCGGGTACCTTTTGGCACGATCACCTCATCTTCATGATGTAATGCAGCTATGTTACGAATTGACGCTCCGCTGCGGTTAGATCTAACCTCGACAACCACCGCCTTAGTTTTCCCTGCCGTAGCAAAGTTCACAGCCACTCTAGGGCTTGAGGAAAAGCTGCTAACACTTCGGATCGTTAGGCCCTCAGGGCTCTTAAGTTGATCGATCATTTGATCGAGATTGCCGCCACTATCCGATAATCCCCTGTAAATTGTTCCTTCATACTTCGGAGAGTCTCTGATGTACTCGTTTATTCTTCGTGCGTCATCTTGTGCTTGCTTCGATACGCCAACTATCTCATCGTCTACGTCTTTGTATGTAGTCAGCCCATCGTCAGCAGCTCGAATCTCTGGGTAGTTGTAATCCGCAAATCTTCCTACCGCCTCCACGCGCTCTCTGGCGACTGACTCTGAGACCTTTTGAGTCCGGGCAATCTGTGCGATCTGGTCATCTTTGTTGACCGGATCGCCACTCCCCGCAAACTGGTTAAGCTCCTTCGTCAATGACCCATACTTGTTTTTATACTCTTCGTACTGTCGTGCTGGCAATGGTGGAGACGAAATCCGAGCTGTTTTGTAATTTGCCGATCCAGGGGTTCCTGTCGTAATCGTGATCGTTTTGATCGTATCATTGAAGCTCATTTGAGCCGGAGGGTTGACCAGAGGTGGTTGCACCCAGTTATGACCCTTATCGGCAGATTCACTCAATGGGATCCTATAGCCGTCGGGATTGCTTCGCTTTAGCTGGACCTCTTTTTCTAGATCAGCTGCGGCAAGATTTATAGCATCTTGCGCTGCATTCAGTCTTTGTTCACGACTTGCGGACCCGGGCAACTTGCCTATCTTGTCTATAGCCTCAGCTAGATCTGGGTTATAACGTGGAGACTGACGGTAGGAGGCAGACTCCTGGACAGGTGTTTTTTCTTCAGGCTTTTTGATGCTATCCTTGACTTTCCTGATTCCGTCGCCAGAATTGGTTGCAGCCTTTTCGCCTGTCTTCTCCTTCTTGACTGCCGCCTTAGCCTTAGCTGCATCATCAGCACTGGTCTTACTCAGTGCATCAGCAGCTTTTTTCTGTGATGCATTAGCCTCTATCCGGCAGTTCCGGCCCTTAGCGATGCAGCTACCGCCACAAAGCTTCCCTTTGGTACAATTCTTGGTCTTACCACTACCTTTGGATCCGCCCTTACCCTTGGCAAAGTCCACCGCATACCATACCCGCTCAGACATTGACGCCGCCTGTCTGTTGGGGTCTTCGTTGTAGCTAATCTGGCCATTGCGGTAGGTGGCAATATAGGCCTCGGGTGGCTGCGCGCCAGTGACACCAGTAAAGCGAATGGTCCACCCATTGGCCGGGGTGCCAATGTCGATGTCATCGATGCTGGTCATGCGCTGTTCGCCTTCATCGAAGAAGCTACGCACCAATAACATAGCCGCTTGTACCGTCTTCCTCGCCCCATCAGGCCTACGTTCCGCAAGGTCTACAACAAAGTGCGGATAACCTTGCATGTCGTAAATGATAGGCATGGCTAGAAGTCCTTCAGCTTCCTAACATAGAACCGAAGCGCACCTCTAATCTTCAAGGCATCATCTTTTTCTGACTGCGTAGCGTTAGTCAGCGCACCGCCCATTAGCTGAACGTTATCATCCGCCTGAATATCTACAAGCCATTTATCAAACTGATCCCGGGAAACGCGATTTCCTAGCTCGCGTCGAAGCCGATGAATAGGAACCAAGTCGCCCAAGTTGTAGTCTTTATTCAGTCTGTCATAGGTGCTGGCGATTTCGGACTTGAAATCGTCGTAAGACTTGATCGGCGTAGTCTTTGGCTTAGGCTTCGACCCTGCTGTAGTCCTAGGTTTACTGCCTCGACGAGACTGGGGCGATTGATCTGAAGTCGCGTCAGACTCATCATCGCCGCCAAAGTCTTGCAGCTTTCTGGCATAGAACCGCAATCCGCCGCCCGGGATCGTGATAGAGTCTTCGCGTTGATCTTGAGTGACACCAGGCACCTGCCCTCCCATGAGTTGTATTTTGTCATCCGCCTGGATGTCCATCATCCACTCCTTGAACTGCTCCCGAGAGACGCGATCTCCAAGCTCGCGCCTAATCCGATAGATGGGAACCAGATCGTTTAGGCTTTCTTCAGTATTGATCTTGTCGTAGATCCTGGCGACTTCACGCCTGAAGTCGCCATAAGACTCAATAGGCTTCCCCTTCTGCTTTGCAGCCTTTTCGCCTGTCTTCTCCTTCTTGACTGCCGCCTTAGCCTTAGCTGCATCATCAGCACTGGTCTTACTCAGTGCATCAGCAGCTTTTTTCTGTGATGCATTAGCCTCTATCCGGCAGTTCCGGCCCTTAGCGATGCAGCTACCGCCACAAAGCTTCCCTTTGGTACAATTCTTGGTCTTACCACTACCTTTGGATCCGCCCTTACCCTTGGCAAAGTCCACCGCATACCATACCCGCTCAGACATTGACGCCGCCTGTCTGTTGGGGTCTTCGTTGTAGCTAATCTGGCCATTGCGGTAGGTGGCAATATAGGCCTCGGGTGGCTGCGCGCCAGTGACACCAGTAAAGCGAATGGTCCACCCATTGGCCGGGGTGCCAATGTCGATGTCATCGATGCTGGTCATGCGCTGTTCGCCTTCATCGAAGAAGCTACGCACCAATAACATAGCCGCTTGTACCGTCTTCCTCGCCCCATCAGGCCTACGTTCCGCAAGGTCTACAACAAAGTGCGGATAACCTTGCATGTCGTAAATGATAGGCATGGCAGTGAATAGAATGGCGTCGCTTTTAGTGTGCCCACCCATGGATCCATCACCCTGGGCACTCTGGATCCAGCGCTATGGATCCATGATGAGTCAGTTTCAGGTCAGTGCTGATGATAGCCAGGTCCAGGCGATGCTGGCCCGGGCGGCGCGTCGGCTAAACAACATGAGGCCCTTATATGATGACATTGGGGCCTATATGGAGCGGGATACAGACCAACGCTTCCAGCGGCAACAGGCCCCGGATGGTACGCCATGGCGTGACCTATCGCCTAATACCTGGGCATCCAAGCGTAACCGCAAAATATTGAACGAGACTGGCCAGATGCGTGACTCGCTGGCCTATGAAGCGACTGGCACTGAGGTGATCATTGGCTTTGCTGACAAGAAAGCCCGATGGCATCAGTTTGGCACCCGACCCTATACCATTGCTCCTAACAACGCCAGAATGCTAGCTTTTATGACCGCTGGCGGGCCTGCCTTTGCTAGGCAGGTAAACCATCCAGGCATTCCAGCTAGGCCCATGCTAGGCATCAGCCGGGCCAATGTGGAGGAAATTGGCAACATCGTCGGCGATCACATTGGCAAGCCATAGCTGGATCCATGGCTGGGCACACTTAAGGCAGTTACTCATCACCTAGTCATGGTAGAAATCGAAATCCTTCGCAAGGGCCAGGCGGTCAGCTCCAATGGCACCGAAGTAGACCTGAACGATGAACTATTGGATCAGGTGGTCGAGTCCTACAACCCGGCCAACTTCAAAGCACCCCTGATCGTCTCCCACAATACTGGCGGCCAGGACGATGCTAGCCTGGCCGAGTCGGAGCTAGCCTATGGCTTTCCGGTGGCCCTAAAGCGAGTTGGGGACCGGGTACGAGCTGTCTTTGATAAGGTATCGCCTCAATTTGTGCAATGGAACCGGGATGGACGGCTGCTAGGCATTTCCCCCAGCCTGTACCCACCCACCGCCCCAGCTAACCCTACCCCTGGCCGCTGGAGCCTACGCCACATCGCTGGCCTGGGTGCTTCACCGCCTGCCATCAAGGGCCTATCGCCGCTGGCCCTGTCTGAACTGACCGATGACCTCGACAATTGGGTACTCGACTTGAACGAATTTAGCCAGCCCGCTGATGATGCCGTCTCGGTCGCCTTCGACCTGGGCGAAAATAGCTTAGAAAGTGCTGCCACCACCATCATGGAGCTGGCCAGCCAGATGCAGTCGGACCCAGAGGAAGGCTACATCCCTGATAGCCCTGAAGGTGAGGCCGTCCAGCTAATCCTCAGCGTTGCCCAGCAGATGAAGGGCAGCGTCCCTGATGTCGCCGAAGACTATGACACCATCGTAGCTGCCGCTAGGACCGTCCTTGATGTAGCGGCCAAGGTGGCAGGCTATGGCGAAGTAGAAGAGCCTGAGGACGAGGACGACTACGAGTCCGAAGACTATGAATATGGCGGTCGGTGCAAAAAGTATCCAGGCTGTGGCTGCGTCGATGGCTGCGCGATGAAGAAAAATATGCAGTTCATGATGGCTAAGGTGCATGGATCCAAGATGAATTTTGGGGCTGGGCACAATAAGAACAAAGCCTATTACAACTACGAAGAACCCCTACCGATCTCTGAAGGTGACACCATGTCTGATGCTGAACGCGACGAATTAGAGCTGCTTCGGGCCGAGCGAGAAGCCCTACAGCAAGAAGTTAGGGCCGCCCGGATCGAGTCTCTGGTCTCGTTCTGTGAAGCCTACCGGGACCGGTTCACTCCGGCCATGACTAGCCCCGTCTCGGTGGACTTCGGCGAAGAGTCCCACGAAATGGATGCGGTGGACTTCATGGCTAGCCTAAATGGCGCTCAGCTGGCCTGGTTCAAAGAAATGGTTAAGTCCATGCCGCCCCAGGTGGACTTTGACGAAGTTGCCACTGATGACAAAGATCCGGGCTATGGCGATGAGCTGTCCTTCGAGGAACAGTTACAGTCCGCCCGCCAAGCTCTGCAAAAATCGTTTAACACTGCCGGGGGGCTCGAATAATGCCGATTCTCAACTACGACAATATCACTGATGGCGATCTAATCTACGAAGGGCAGATCGTCTATACCGAGGATACGATCATCCGCACCGGCTATAACGCCGAAGCAAGTGCCATCATTCCCTTTGGCCGAGCGGTTGCCAAGGGTGCAGCAACGACCGGGGCCAGCAGCGACCGGATCGACTTGATCAACCTAGCTAGTGGCAGTTCTGTCATTGTCGGCATCGCCGTATCGACCGATACCATCCAAAAGGTGACCGGCACCCCCGGCACCGATGAGGCGGTTTCTGTTGTCTCTGGCGTGATGGGCTGGCCCGTTGACTATCCTGTGTCCTACCTGGTGCGGGGTGTCATCGGCGTCAAGGTGGGCGATGCTGGCGGCGTCAAGCCTGGCGATGATGTCTATGCCATCCATACCGTCTCGACCGGTGTGCTGGTGGGCACCTTCCGCAATGACAACTCCAGCGCCACCCAGATTACCAACGCCCGTTGGCTAGGCTATGGCGCTCAGAATGACATCGTTCCTCTCTCTATTAACTTGGCCTAGGAGGTTTTTCAATGGCAACTGGCGGAACTCAGCTATATCGTTATCTTCAACAACGCTTGCCTGACATGATCACCAAGCGTTATGAGGATCTTCCTTATGATGCGGGGCTGCGGGTTGCCTCTGATGTAAACCTGCAAGCTGGTGCGCAAGAGATCGTAGCCGAAGTGCTCGACAAGGTGGGCGATGCCCAGGTTGTTGGCGATGGCACCTTCGACTTTCCTATCGTTGACCTGAACCTAAGCGAAGATCGCTATAAGGTGTTGATGGTCGGCTCTGCCATGTCCTGGACGTTCCAGCAAGAACGGGCCATGACCTTTGCAGGCAACCTGACCCAGATGAATGCCCAGCGGGAGTCTACCGTTACCCGTTCTATTGCAGAGCGTCGTAACAAGATTGCCGCCTATGGCGAATCTCGGCTAGGCATTACTGGCTTTTTGAATAATGCGTCGGTCACCCTGGTCAACAGCACCTTCGACTTTCACAACGCCAATACCACCCCTGACGATATGTACCAGTTCTTCCTAACCCAGGTGGAACTGTTTGATACCGGCAGCAATAATGTCATGACCCCGACCCATGCCACCGTTAGCACCAAGCTGTACTATCGGCTATCCAAGCGGCTCGGTGACACCCAGGTGACGGTCAAGGACTTTATTGAGCAAATGCTGAGCAGTGAAGGAACCCCCTTCAAGATCCACAAAGACAAGTGGAGCAATAGCAGCCTGCTGGAGGCCAATGGCGTTCAGGCCGGTGGCGTCAACAAAGACCGGATCACGCTGTTCACCATCAGTCGGGATATGGCTAGCCGCATGGTTGAGCCGACCGCGATGATGCCCATGGACTATGTGAGCGTCAAGAATGGGCGGAAAGTATTTCCGTTCTACTCCTGCGTGACGCCAGTGATGTTCCACCAAATCCCTGGATTCCGCTATATCGACGTTCCTAAGGCTGTTTAGATAATTCCTGGTGACTGACATGACAACCTGCGTTGTTTACAAACCAACGGCTTGTTTTCCGCCCAAGGGTGTAGCGAGTGAAGTATTCTTTGACTCGCTATGCCTAAAGGCTGGGGCCAAAAACTACCTAACTGACGATGAACTAGAACGGCTGATCAGCCATGATGACTACCCTCGCTATGAAGCATGGGGAGCTATCGAGGTGATTCAGCCCGAGCAGGAAGCGCCAGAGCTAGCCCCGGCCCCAGGCAAGCCTACCTACCCGGCTAACTTGTCTGGCATCTCGGTAGAAAAGGCAGAAGACATTGTCAATGGCTGTGATGATGTGGTTGTCCTGCGGGCCTGGTTTGACGCCGAAACCCGCAAAACGTTGCGTGAAATCCTGACCCGTCGAATCGAGGAGATTCTTGAATAATGGCCCAACAGCGTATCGTCGCCAGCCTAGAGCAGGCGTATTTTGAAGTAAACCTATCGCTTGCCACCAATGCCCTCTGCGTTGACCAAGCCTTCTTTATTGCCCAACTGCCCTGCAAGGTAGTGGGAATCAGCTACATCCATGCCACCAAGGGCACCCACACCGATCCGGTAAACCTGCAGGTAACCAAGGACACGGGCACCAATGCCCCTGGCGCTGGCACTGACCTGCTAACCAATAACACCAATGCCGGGTTCGACTGTAAGGGCGACAATAATGTGCTGCAGACCGGCACCTTGGTCACCGCCGAAGCAACCCGCACCCTGGCCGCTGGTGAGCGGCTATCGGCAGACTTTGCTGGCACTACAACCGCCCTGGCTGGCGTCACCCTGTCGGTACGGCTGCAGTACGTCTGATAAGTTTCTCCTCTGTGGTTCTCCCTCGCCCCCGGCATTGCTGGGGGTTTTTTCTTACCGCTTAAACCGCACTTCTACCACCTCATTGCCTTGAATGATCACCCGCTCCACCAGTTCAGCATAGAGC